GCAAAAAAAGTAGATAAGTATCATTGGGATGGCGCTCGTTCTGGAAAAAATAACCCAGCATATTTTGATTTACCCATTGAAAATATCATAGATGCCGCAAGAAAATACATAACATTTAAAAACGTGGTCGATGAATTAAAGATTTCTCGTCCTAAAATAAGACGAACAATTAACGCTAATGGATATGTTGATTGGATGGATTTACTTGAAAAAAATAATATAGAAAAAACAAAAGAACAAAGAACTTGTAATATAAAAAATTCAAATCCTGGAACTCGCAGTTTTGTTTATAAACACATTCCGTGGGATTTATTGGTGGATACCGCATTATCAAGTAAAACAGCTCAAGAAACTGCAAAAAAATTAAATGTGACGTGGCATAAGATTATAGATGATATTAAGCGTGCGGGATATAATGATTGGAAAACTTTTATTAATTCATATGACGCTAACAAATCGGTGAAGCAAGAAGAAGATGTCCTCGTAAATCATAAGATATGGTCAATAGAGCCATACGGAGTGGTTCCCGTTTACGATTTAACGGTTCCTGGATATAAAAACTTCGCAACCGATACTATTTTTTCGCATAACACTCCCGAAGTCTCGGCTGCACTCGATATCTACAGCGAAGAGAGTTCCACGAAATCAGAAAAGGGACAAATTTTAACAATACATTCAGATTCGAAAAGAATTAAACATATATTAGATGACTTGTTTTATAATGTATTGGATATTAACACCAATATACAGATGTGGACAAGAGGTATGTGTAAATATGGAGATAACTTTGTTTATTTGAAAATAGATCCTGAAAAAGGTATTGTGGGATGTCAACAATTACCTAATATTGAAGTTCAACGACTTGAAGGAGCAAGACAATCAACCCCAAACCAAAGTGATAGGGTTGGTAGTAAATTTCCATCGAGAGAATTAAGATTTACATGGATGAACAAAGATATGGAATTTCAAGCATGGGAAATTGCCCACTTTAGAATTCTTGGCGACGACAGGAAATTACCCTATGGGACTAGCATGTTAGATAAAATCAGAAGAATTTGGAAACAACTACTTCTAGCCGAGGATGCTATGTTAGTTTATAGAACATCTAGAGCTCCTGAAAGAAGAGTTTTTAAAGTATTTGTGGGTAATATGGATGATAAAGATATTGAGCCATATGTACAAAAGATAGCGAATAAATTTAAAAGAGATCAAGTTGTTGATCAGAAAAATGGCCAGGTCGATATGAGATATAATCAAATGGCTGTTGATCAGGATTATTTTATTCCTGTTCGTGATGCGTCACAACCTAGTCCAATTGAAACATTACCTGGAGCTCAGAATTTAGGGGAAATTGCCGATATTGAATACATTCAAAAGAAAATGTTGGCTGCTCTTCGTATTCCAAAAGCGTTTTTAGGATTTGAAGATGTTATTGGTAATGGTAAAGGATTGGCGTTACTTGATATTCGTTTTGCTAGAACAATTAATAGAATACAACAATCAATAATTCAAGAATTAAATAAAATAGCGTTAATTCAATTGTTTCTTTTAGGCCTTGAAGATGAATTAAATAATTTTACATTGATGTTAACTAACCCATCGGGTCAATCTGATTTATTGAAAATTGAACAATGGAAAGAAAAAATCACGATGTATAAAGATGCGACATCCGATCAATCGCAAATGGGCATTCTTCCTGTTTCACATACATGGGCTAAAAAGAATATTCTTGGATTTAGTGATAATGAGGTTATACTTGATTTACAGCAGCAGAGAATGGAAAGAGCAATCGGATTTGAATTGACTAATACTCAAATGATAATTAAACGTACCCATATTTTTGATGATGTCGATAAAAAATACGGTATATCTGAAGATGAGCGTAAGAAACTTGAATCAGCACCGCCAGCACAGCCTGGTGAAGCGCCGGGAGGTGGTGGAGGCGGAGGAGGTGGAGGAAGCTCTAGCATGCCTGAGACAGCGTCACCATTAGGTACATCAAGTGTGCCAGGAGCAACTGGAAATGAGCCAGGTGCTCCAGCTGGAGCAGCTCCCGCAGGTGGAGAAGCTCCATTAAGTGAATCAAGGAAAAATAAGATCTTATCTATGTTAAATGAAGATACAGAAATGGAAAACTTATTTGATATGAAAAAGGCGCAAGATAATATTTATCAAATAGAAAAAACAATAACGGACATTTTAAACGAATAAAAGATGAATAAATTTGGAACTATTAAAAGTAAGATTTTACAAAAATTAACCGAAGCATATGCTAATGGTGATAAAGTTAAAATCAAAGAAATATTAACATCCATCACAAAAGACGCCGATTTTAAATCAATGTATATGTTTTATGAAGATATGGAGAATAAATATTTCGAAAACAAGGAAGATGCTAAATTATTTCTTGAAGAAATATCTCCGATGTTAGAAAGTAAAACATCACTTAATCAGCTTAATAAATTTTGTAAATCATTAGATAAAAAACTCGGAGATGTAACTATTGTTGAAAATGAATTGTATTCAAATTTAGATATTCTCTCAGATCCTACTCAATTAAAAAATGTTGATAAAAAAATTCTTGCGAAAACAAAACTTATTGAACATTTAACAACAAAGAAAGAAATTCCTGAATTGGTTGAAACCAAGTTTTCGTCAAATGAAAATTTATTGCATGCTGTCTTAGCGAACAATTTTAATGTACTATATGATAATACTCTGAATGAGAAAGAGAAAAAACAATTGACTGAAATACTTTCAATATCAGATGAAGATTTAAAAATCAATTTTAATATACTACAAGAAGAAGTAACAGAGAAAATAAGCGATATACTTAAAGAAGAAAAAAATACCGAATTATTAGAAAAATTGAGCACCGCTCATTCTGAGGCAGAACGAATGAAACCGTCAAAATTAAACTATTATAAATTACAAATGTTAAAAAGCGGACTTTAAGTCCGTTTTTTTTTGTTTTATAATTTCTTTTCCGTATATTTTATGAAAACACCATAAAATAGAGATATATGATGAAAATTGATGAAAACTGGAAAATTTATTACATTAGGCTATTATGATAATGTAAAAATTGGATATGGTACTGTAGATTATAAAAATTTAAAAACCATTTATATTAAATTAAATTCATGGATTGAACCCGAAGATATGGACGATGAGTTTAATGAATTATTATCCAAAACAAAAAGAAAAATAAAATTACGAATATACGATTTAAAATCCAATCTATTCAAGAAAGAATCAATAGTCGATTTAGATGTTAGAACAAAGGGAATTAAGTTAGGAAAGAAATCCTTTATTAACTTGGAAATAACATTGTTTACTCAAAAACATTTTGATATACGAACTAAGGATCTAAAGAATATCATAAAAAAATTAATTAAAGATGTAATCGATTTGGATTTAGATAATAAAAATTTATTTAATTTTTTCAAAAATAAAAAATAACTTTCAATACCGATGTATTTATAGTAAAACTATAGATGAAGGTATTAGGTCCGAAAGATACAAACCAAAGGGGGATCCTCATAGAATTCGATGCTGGACACATTTCTCCTGACGATAACAAACAAGTAATTTCCGAAATGAAGGATATGGACTTTTCTAAAGACCTTATCCTTTATGCTGTTTTACAAAAATATGACATTCCCAATAAAAACGGAAGAATTTATCCTGAATCCGTTTTAAGACGAGAAAACGACAAATATCAGGCAATTATCAAAAATGGCGGAGCATTAAGTGAGCTTAACCATCCAACATCATCTCTTATAGATTTAGATAGAGTATCCCATTCCATCCTTGAAACATGGTGGGAAGGCAATGTTTTAGTCGGTAAAATTAAAGTGTATACTTCTCCAGGTTGGAAGAAGATGGGTATTATTAGTTGTAAGGGCGACCAAACTGCTAATCTATTATTAAATGGTGCAACATTGGGTATATCTTCCCGTGGCGTGGGATCATTAAAAACTGCCAAAGGACAAAATGTTGTACAAGATGACTTTGAACTTGTATGTTTTGATATAGTATCATCTCCATCAACACCTGGCGCATATATATTTAGTGACTTGGATGATAGGATGAAGTATGAAGAAACTATTCAAGAAAAGGCTCCAGAACTAAATAAAATAACATCCTTGATGAGTAGATTAGATAATTTTTTAAGCAAATAATGAATTTTTTTTAGATTAACGATATAAAATAATAAACTTTTAATAAAATCAATGTATTTATAAAAACAAACAAAAAAGAAAAATGGCTAACAAATCTATTTTAGAACAAGCATTACTTCAGGTGGCAACACTTGAGGAGGCAGTTAAAGCGAACGCAAAAGGTATACTTGCTTCTACTATGAAACAAGAACTAAATGATTTGCTCAAAGAACAAGAGGATGAAGATCCTGAAGAAGAAGAAAAAGATGTACCCGCTGAAGCAGGTGATGATGAAACTTCGATAAGTGGTGACGCAGAACCAGATAATGACGCTGATGATACCGATCCTGACCTTGAAGGCGAACCAGAGGGTGAATTCCCTGCTGTCGACGACGAAGTAGAGGAACCCGAATCAGACGACACTCTTGACATGACTGGAGCTTCAGAAGAAGAAGTTTTGAAAGTTTTCAAAGCTATGAAACCTGAAGATGGTATTGTTGTTAAGAAAGACGGCAATACAGTTCAGTTCTCAGATGACGGAAATGACTACATTATCAAACTTGATGATGACGAAGAATCCGAAGAAAGTGAACTTCCAGCAGAAATGCCAGACGAGATGTCAAGCGAAATGCCAGACGGTCTTGCTGAAGGTGAAACAAATAGCGACGAAGTTATCTACGAAATTGAACTCGATGATGATGACGAAGAAGTAGAAGAAACCGAAGCTACTGAAGGAACGAATTCGCCTTTCGATAAAAAAGTAAGCGGCAAAAGAACCGAAACTAAAGAAAGCGTTTCACTTCCAACGAAAAGCCCAAACAAGAGTGATCCTTTTGATAAAGCTGGAATATCCCAAGGTAAAAAACTCCGTGCTACAGAGGTTAAAGAACAAGAAGGTATTAAAAGACCTGGCACCCCTCCAAAAGGATTGGGTAGTGCGGAAACAAAAGAACCAGGAAAAGGCGGCACAAAAGTAACACAGTCTGAAAAACATGACGGAACACCTCCAAAGGGAACAAAACCTGCAGCAACGAAAGAACCTGGAAAAGGTGGCACAAACGCAAAACAAGTTGAAAACCATCCTGGAACACCAGTTAAGGGTGAAGGTAAACCTGTTGTTAAAGAGCCGAAAGAAGAAGAATGCGCTGAATGTGGTGGTAAAGAAATGGAAGCTACAGAAGCCGCAAGGACTAAGTGGAATATTCATGGTGATAAAGGTGGAGCTAATAGAGCCGGTTTGAAAGGCAAAAAAGTATTTGCAGCTGGCGGAGGTCAGAATATGGGAGTAGTAGCGGAAGAAATTGAAATTCTTAGAAAACAAAACGCTGAATACAAAAAAGCGTTAGTGTTATTCAAAGATAAAATCAATGAGGTCGCTGTTTTCAACGCAAACTTAGCTTATGCTACACGTCTATTTACTGAGCATTCAACAACAAAACAGGAGAAATTGAATATTTTGAAGAGATTTGATTCGATTTCACTTATAAGTGAATCTAAAAATCTTTATACCGCAATCAAAGGTGAACTTGAAAATAAAAAACCAGTAACCGAATCAGTAGCGGAAAAAATCGCATCAACGAAAACATCTTCAAGTACTGAAGTATTATCCGAGTCAAAAGCTTATGAAAATCCTCAGTTTGCGAGAATGAAAGAATTGATGAGAAAACTAAAATAATAATAATAAAAAATAAAAATTAAAAACCAATATTAAATGGGAGCATTATTAGAATCAGGTATGGTTGGTAACATCGGTCTAAAACACCTTCGTGTTATCAAAGAAGATACCATAAAAAAATGGGATGACCTTGGATTCCTTGAAGGATTAGTAGGTCACCAGAAAGATAACATCGCACAGTTGTATGAAAACGAAGCGAGTTTCTTAATAAACGAAGCGGCTGTTTCCGATTCATCAGGTTCTTTTGAAACTGTTGTATTTCCGATTATTCGCCGTGTATTCTCAAAACTGTTAGCTAACGACATCGTAAGCGTGCAGGCTATGAACTTACCTATCGGTAAATTGTTCTTCTTCATTCCTAAAATTCAGGAAAGAAACGGATCACAGCCTGGTCAACATTACGCACCTTATGGTTATCCTAACACAACCGACGGACAGACTGCAGGTTATCCTGATACAGCTGTTAATCTTTATGACCGTTTTTATGAAAATGATGGCGGAACCGGAAACTCACCTGACACAGGACTTTTTGACTACTCAAAAGGTAAATATGTTAGTTCAGGCGTTACAGCTGGCCACACGATTAAATTCGTTAATGGCACGACTATACATGACGGAAATGGAGGTAATTACTCAGGTGAAACTGTTAGTCAGGTTATTGTATCCTTCACAGGATTCGCAACAGACGGACAGGGTAAACTTATCGGAGCTAACGGCGCAGTAATGGATACAGAAGATTTCTTGGCGTCAGCCACGATTACATATCCAACTGATACAACTACGAAATCTTCAGCTGACGCTACACAAACATCAAGAAACTTTAATATCGTAACTCAGAAATACGGTAAGGGTATCGTTGAATACGGTTCAAGAGCAACTACTGGATCTTTCCCATCAGGTAGATGGCAGGACATTTGTG